GTAGTTTCGGCGGGCGCGGTGATAGATTTGATATATGGTATCACATCTCCACTACGAATAATTTGTATTACTGCTCCTATACCTATTTTGTTATCTTCAATGAATTTTCCATTAAATCCGGTGGCATATTCAATTGTGACACCACCCAAACGGATTGGTTCTATACGAACACGAGGTTTTAAATACCCAGCTTTACTTGGTGTCCATATCACGTCCAATACTTTTGCTTCTGCAACTTGATCTGATATAACCATTTTAAAAGCAAACGCGTGTTTGGGATTACCACTTTGTCTAGGATGAAGTTTATTATTTGATACTATCACACCATCTATTTCATATTCATAATTTGTTCGCCAGTCAATCAATGTGGACGATAATGATTCGTTTGTAATATCGGGGATTGTTTCATTCATTACCACATTATGACCCAATTCTGCTAATTTTGCCATTTGTTCGGATGATTTCATTTCAGGTTTGATTACTTCATAAGCTACAAAATGTACATCTTGTGCTTTTTCATCTATCGTTTTACTATTTATTATTCCAGATACCAAATTACGGGGATTTGCAAAACGACTCTTGTATTTGTTATCAAACACTTGCTTAGGAATAATGAATTCGCCGCGCACTACATAATTTGCAGTCTTGGGTAATTTCAATACCTTTAATAAATGAGTAATATCTTGTCCGACCTTTCCATTTCCGCGCGTATATAATTTGGGGGTATCTCCCTCGGTTGTGTATAATCCACTTACGCCATCTAATTTACAAGACAATACATAATCGCCCTTGTATTTCACCTTCCAATTTGACAATGCATTGGAATCGGGTTTGATTTTATCCATCGATGCCATCTCGTATGGCAATTCTACCTTATTTTTCTCTACTTTTGCACCAATATTATTCAATACTTCATTCTTTGGATATTTACGTTGCATAAATTCTATAATGATGTCATATTCCGAGTCCGTTGCTATCGGGTTTTTTGTATTATAGTATTGATCATCTGCTACTAATATAAGATTTTCTAAATCACTCTCATTAAGATTTGCAATCACATCGATGCCTTCTTTTTTGAATTCTAAAATTGTTTTCTTTGCCTTTTCTTTATCCATAGTACTCTTCATGTCCTTATCTTTTAATATGATTTTTTTCTTTCTTGTTTTCACAACCATCTTCTTTGGACTCGTTTGTACCTTTTTCTTAAGTGTAGTTTTCTTGGGAATTTTTACCATTGTATCTTGTTTGATAATTGGTATCAACTCTGGTAATTCGTCGTCTACTTTGTCAATATGATCTTCTTTTTCTTCTTTCTTTGTTTCTAGCATTATTGGATCAATTTTCTTTTTTTTTGTATACTTACGTTTGGGTTTTTCATCTTTTTTGGGACTTTTTTTTTTGGTAGTTCGCTTCTTTTTTGAAACTTTATCCTCACCTCTCATCTGTTTTGCTTCTTTTTCTTCTTTATTGCATATATGTGCATCACAATCCGTTTTATCTATATTACAATGACACCAATTACGAGAACCTATTAATCGTTTATTCGTCCAACTCGGACTGCACCCATTTGCACAAAGCCCTCCTGGAACCGTTTCACAGCTGTCATAACATTCCGGGTTATCCTTCTCTGTTTTGGAATCATCTATTATTGGCAATGTCGTTTCGAGTGAGCGACCGTCAATTCGATCTATTGGTAGTTTATATTGTAAATGTAATTTTTTGAATATATCTTCTTCCGTCTTAAACACTTTCTCTATTTTATCTCCTTTCTCTTTACCCTTTTCTTTCTCATACATACCGTGTTCATTCAATGAAATTCCCAATTTTAATGCATAACCGCGCATTGTAGTATTGAACGCTTTGCTGCCTGTAAAATACAAAACCGCAAATGGGTATTCTTCGGGTGTTGTATATAAAAAATCAACACGTCGAGCTATAGTTTTATCTTTCAACTTAGCTATAACAAGAGCTTTGGTATTTCCGTATGATAGTATTTCCAATATGATACCTGTTTCTTTCAAAGAATCTACGTATTTTTTGAATACTTCGGGATTCTTTGATGTAATAATCACATCAATATCTCCTGAATCTTTTGCACCTCGACGATAACTTCCAACTATCTCAGATTGACTATCTTTTTCTGCAACTTTTTGAAATTCTTTATCAAATACATCCTTGAATTCGTCGATTTCACTTCGCGGAATACGCATATTTATATCTTCGTAATATTTCAATCCTATTTTTTGTACCTTATTCAATAATTCTTCTTGTTGTTCTCGCAAATCCTCGATTTTACGAATACCCTTTTCAATTAAATCTGCTGCTTTTTTTGGTCCAATTCCATATACATCTGTCAACCAGGTTAATGGATTATTTTTTTCTTTTTCGAATTCAGTTAATGTACCTGTTTTCACATACTCTTCCATTTTTGATAAAATGGTTGGACCAATATGCGGTCGTCCTTTCATTTGATCTACTTCTGTAATATCTTCATTTATTGACAAGACTGTATCTTGGGCACGACTATAGATTCTTGAACGGATATTATCACCTTTCTTTTGCATTAATGTAGACATCTTCTCCAACATTTCTATTAATTTTTCATTCAGTCTAGGTTGTTCATTCTTTGGTACTTCCTTTAAAATATCATATTTACCCGTTAACCGTGTATCTTCCTTTTCATATTTTTTTTTATTTTTTTCAATCATTTGTTGAATACTTTCTGCATCATCCATATGATTTGTTTCTTCCATTATTATATATAATAATATATTATATATAATATTTTCTTATTACACCTTTGAATATTCAAAATCCAGGTTCTCCAGTGAATACTTGGGTTGCTTTCAAAGTATCTGATTTACTGCCTGTAATAACATTCATAAAATCATCAATGGAATGTACCATATTTAAAAATACAAATAGAGTTGCAAAACTAGCTACAAAAACATAGACAGAATCGCGTATTACTTGCTTCAATGGTACCATTTCTTTTGTAAGAAACTTCATTTCTAAAACTTTTATCAAAAAGAATAGAGAGGATATCAACACTGCAATCACTATAATTTTTTCCATCAAATATATTAAAAATAAAGAATATTTTAATATATGTACAACGCATTTTTCCTAAATGGGCGGCAACTCTTCTACATCATTCAATAAAATGTCTTCTGACAAAACTTTTGTCGCATTATCATCCAATATGTCAAAACCACTCAGGTCTATCTGCTCTGTTGAAATGTGTATTTTTTCATCATCATCTTCTTCTTCTTCTAACTTACGTTCCAATGCACGACTCGTACTTATATCTTCCAGTCTCTCAATCGTCTTCGGTGCATCGACATTGTTGATTGTATTGTCATCCTCCAATACACTATCTATATCATTGAAAGATAACTTGGTTACTATCTCACTATCATCGGCGTTTTGAATGGAAGGTACGATTGCGGGCGTTTTTTCATCATCGTTATCGTATTCTTCACTGATATCATCGGTTGTTGATGCTGGGGCATTTGGCTCCGATTCAGACCCAGGCTCAGGGCCTTCTATGTTTTCTACAAATACTTGTTCTTCGTGTTCTACACTATCGTCCATATACGCACGGATAATTTGCTCCGTTGGAATACTTTCGCGAATAGCCATCATGATACATTCTTGAACTATCAACTCCAATTCTCTAGTATTTTTCTGTATCTGCAATGGTGATATATTCTTTTCAAATAAATAAACATTTGAATAAAGCTTTCTTGCTACATTAATGTAAATTTTATGAATGAATACGTCTAGATTCGGAATTGAGATATCTATCTTTTTTTGCTTATTCCCCACACGAATGCAGGTAAGTACTTTTAATTGAATAATATGAACACAGGTAATTAAATCTTCCAAATAATCACAGCCACTACGTTCAATAATACGTTTTTTTTCTTCTTCAATTATATTATTATTCCATTTTGGAATGCGCGATAATAAATTTTGAAAGGTCATCAAATATTTATTTGCCTCGTCATTATTGACACACATCGTCCAAGACTCGTTCAATATTGAACGAATCCCATCGATAATAAGGGGAGTAAATATACTTACTAAGCGACTACACCATTCATTTCTTGATTCGTGCAAATTTGAAATAACAAAATCGTCCATGTATATACATATGTATATACGACTTTAAGTATTTTGTTATTTTAAAAACAAATATCCTTATTTTCTCTCAAAAAAACATAATCTAGGATTGTAAACATTAAAAACGGTTCAGACCGGTATTCACTTCGTATTTTATCAAAATACATAACCGCTTTACTTTTTTCTAATTTATTTAATTCCTCGCAGTTTTCAAACCAGTGTATTAAATCTAAGCAAGAAAAACCTTTATTGTAGATTTCATCAGATAATTCAATTAAATCTGTATGTGTACTTGTATTTTTGTCTAATTCTTTTATTTTTATGGACAATATAGAGAGATCATTCGAAAACTGAGATTGATCCATAACCGTTTTTTGACGATGTAAATTAATAAGTTTACCGTCTTCAATATATTCTGGCACATATATTTCACAAAATCTAGATAAAATGGGATACAATAATTTATGTTTATTTTCAACAATAATAAAAAAACGGGTATTGTAGGTAAACGATTCTATGCATCTTCTTAGCGCGGATTGGGCATCTGTAGTTAAATAACCGGCATTTAGTAATACTATTGTTTTAAAATTACAACCATTAACGTGTTTAATATTAGTCTTTGCGAAAAATTTCAAGTCTTCTCTTATAAATTTAATCCCTTTTCCGTGCGCACAATTCACATTCATAACATTCTGTTTGATTCTTCGCTTGTCATTATTGTATATTTTGGAAATAAAACGATCCACTAATGTGCGCTTTCCACAACCAGACGTTCCATGAAATAGTAGGTTGGGGACTTTATTCGTTTTCAAAAAACCATCTAATTTATCTTCGATATGTTGATGGATCGACAACATTGGCCGAACCTCAGTTTCATTCGTCTTATTGCCTTGAAAAAACATTTCAGTTGTCATAAAAGTATTTGATAATTCCATTACTTATTCATCCATTTATTATTTTATATTCTTTTTAGATCTTTGAATATTACTCTCATTGTTAGGCATCCTTTTTAATAATTTCTAATTGTTTGGTAAATAGATATCTTTCGTGATACATTGTTCTCCTTCCTAAATTACACGATAAACAAGCGATTTCTACATTTTCTTTATTGTGGCCATATTGGTTTTCAATGCGTTCTAATGACCATTGTTTCATTTCACGCACATTTTCATATAATACAAACGTCGACTGTCTGCAATAGAAACAATTCAAATTACTATCGCGAATTAAATCGATAACATATTTGAAATCTACAAACTTGTCCTCATTCAATATTTTTTTGATGACATCTTGATTATGATATCCGTTTATTTTTTGTTTAATTTGCTGAATCATAATACTACAAATTTCGGGATTTTGTATAGTATCCTCACATATCTCTTTTATATATTTGATTTGATCTTCGTGTGATACGTTTTTTGTATTTTTTGCCCATTTGGTTGTTTTTGTGATACTTCTTTTTTTGGGTTCATTTTTCTCTTTCAAGACCTCTTTGGGATCTTTGAATACAATATTTATTTTTTTAATTTCGGACATGGTATACTATACTACATAGAGCTATTTGTATTCATTTGCCGGTAAATGGCATTTTTACTTTTGTAAGGGACAATAACATAAACAAAATATGAATATAGAATATATATGTCGGGAAAACAACCGTTTTTATCGGAACAAATTATTACTTATATGGGAAACAAACGTAAGTTATTGGGCAAAATTGGCGATGCAGTAGATGGTATTGTGGAGAAACTTGATTCCTCCCATTTACGCATTGGTGATGGATTCTCGGGATCAGGTGTTGTCGGACGTTTGTTGAAAACCAAAGCCGGGTCTTTGTTCACAAACGATTTGGCCGGTTATAGCTATATTATGAATGAATGTTATCTATCTACACCCAGTAAGACTGTGAAAAATAAAATTCATAAATATATTGATCAAGCGAATGCACTCGCTGACCGGTTTGAAGAACCTATTGAAAACCCGTGGATTTCTAAACATTGGTCCCCTCAAAGAGAACCTATTAAAAAAGGAGAGCGCGCATATTATACGCGAGAAAACGGTCGCCGTATTGATATCATACGTGATTATATTGAAACGCTTCCTAAAAAATATCGTCCATATTTATTAGCACCCCTTCTTGTCGAAGCATCTATACATAATAATACCAACGGACAATTCTCTGCGTATTACAAAAACGGCGAAGTCGGTGCATATGGAGGTAAAAATGGGGTTGATACAAAACGTATTACCAAATCGATTCGATTACCTTATCCTATTTTTAATGACCAAGACTGTGTCGTGAAAAATACACAAATGGATACAAACAAATGGGTTGAATTGTTTCAACGAGAACCTTTAGATATTGTCTATTATGATCCTCCTTATAACAAACATCCTTACAATATTTATTACTTTTTATTGGATATTATTACACGTTGGGATAAAAACGAAACCATTCCTGAGACTACCCGCGGTCAACCGTTGGATTGGAAACAATCAGATTATAATAGTTTGGTTAAAGCGAAATCTGCTATGGAAAATTTGATACAGAATACAAATGCTACCTATATTTTGTTATCTTATAATGATGGCGGAATTATTTCCATTCCTGATTTAGACGCGTTATTGAAAAATAAGAGTGCAAATGTTGAAAAAATACCGATTGTTCATAAAACATACAATCGTTTAAAAGGTATTAGTAATTACAAGCGAGAAAAGGATTATAAAGACGTGAAGGAATTTTTGTATGTCATTAAAAAAAAATCTTATTAGAATATATATAATGAGTCTTAGTATTATCAAACCACGTGCAGGTCCCGCTACAGAAAGATTATCTCATCCTTCGTACGGATTACATAAAGATTCATTTGCTATTCTTAATAAGCATTGGTATGATCTCTCAATTTTATATTACAAGACGGACGAGGACGAGACGGACGAGGTCAAGGACAAGGCATTCATAGAAGAAATAACACAGTGGAAAACAAAATTAATTGAGGAAAATAAAAAACGATGTGACGTTAGTTTTTTAAAAAATAGTTTTATAAAAAATAGTTTTGTTAACACTTATTGTTATATATATGAGGCTATGAAAAATGCAGAACCAGAAGATATAAAATCATATATAAAAAACAACTATATCCGCACCGGCGGTAAACGTAAATCTCTCCGTCCTCATAAAAAATCCAAGAAAAGAAAACAAACGAAACATATGAAAAAAGGCAAAAATGGAAAAAAATCCAAAACAAAAAAGGTAAAACGATCGAGACACTAATAACATAAATATTGATTCCCTGCTTGCGAAACCTAATTATACACCATTATACTAAACAATGCACATTTCAAACCATATATGCATTATTCAAATAATAATAATACATACATATCAATAAAAATCTACTATATATATTCAAAAAAATGTTAAAATTTTCGGAAAAGACTTCATTGGGATTTTCAAAAAAGGACAAAAATAAATGTCCTTTTTTAGAAATTGAAATGAAGTCTTTTGGAAAAAAAAACACATTTTTTCATTTAAAGCTTTATGCTATCAATGCAAAATAAATAATTCCAATTTAACTGCATACTTTTTTTTTATTATTTATTTTTAAAAAAGCCTGTGGACTTTTATGTTCTATAAGTATAGAACATTTAGAACAAAAATGTCCATCTATAATACACAATCCTATGAATGTAAAATATGCAACTACAATACCGTAAGTAAACGAGACTATACTAAACATATTTCCACACGAAAACATCAAACCCGAACAATATTGAACAAAAAATCCCACAAAAATACTCAACTCATATGTGGGTTGTGTAATAAGTTATTTAATGCAAGAAATAGTTTATGGTATCATAAAAAAAAATGCAGAGGGGCGTATGATAGCGACGAAGATAATTATTCAGTAAAACGCGATATGCCCGATGAAGTTGAATCCGATAATATAGTAGCCCTTATTAAACAAAACCAAGATTTCAAAGACTTATTGTTTGAACAATCAAAACGATTGCAGGATACGCAAAATCAATTGGTTAAAACAAATGAACAGAATATGAATATGCAAATAAAATTATTAGATGCATTCAAAGATGGAAAAACAATTAACAATACAACAAATAACAATCAAAAATTTAATTTGAATTTTTTCTTGAATACAACGTGTAAGGACGCGATGAACATGTCAGAATTTATTGAAAATATGAATATAAATGTAAAGGACATTGAGAACATTGGCAAAAACGGATATGTGTCCGGAATGACAGATCTGATTTTGTCTCGCATTAAAGAATTAGACGTAACCAAACGCCCGGTTCATTGTACAGATCTAAAACGGGAAACAATGTACATCAAAGACAATAACGAATGGAGTAAAGATACTCCTGAAAATTCAAAATTGCATAAAATGATAGGTTGTGTAGCAAAGCACAATTATGCATTCGTACCTATTTGGAGAAAACAGCATCCAGAAAGCGACAATGGGGAACATCCCAAATATGATTTTTGTGTGAATATGATGAGAAATATATTAGGTGATATTGGAAATGAACAAATCAAATTAGATAATAAAGTGATAAAAAAATTATCCCGGCATATCCTGATAGACAAATAAAAGTTAGCAAACAAAGAGAATGAATATATTATATCCCTATAAAATATATTCAATTTCAATATGTACGGAGAAGATCCCCAAATATTCCAACCTTTAGACAAACTTGAAAAAAAACCAGTGCCTGTTTCATTTAAGGGAGTGAACATTAGGTTAAAAAATCAAGATAATATTACAGTATCGAATGAAGAAGAAAAAATGGTTGATGGTATTGATAATGAAAATCTAGTTAAAGAAGCAACCGAAAATGAAAAGGAGGATCTCTTTATTCACGATCGTAGGAGAACAAGCAATATAAATCGCAATATGATATTAAACCGAATTCAATCAAATTTAGAAGTGAAATCAATGAATCAAAATATAGAAAATGAAAAACAAAGTCGTGTATCCACCCCGACAAGAAAACTGATTATACATAATCCAGTAGAAACAAAAAAAGCAGCAGAAGAATTGGAAAAAAGGTTAGATAGAAACGTAGAAGAGGCAACCGAAGAGGCAACCGAAGAGGCAACCGAAGCGGCAACCGAAGAGGCAAAAGAAGAGGCACCCGAAGTTGTAATTGAGAAAAAGAAACCGGGTAGAAAAAGAAAAATAAAGATAACACAACAAGACGATCAATCGGAAGTAAATAATGTCGATTTAACCCAAGCTATAATAAGAACACAAAAAGTAGCAGATCGTTTACCGAGCGATAAGGAAAAGGTTATTGTAAAAGCGTCGAGTTATTATATGAATAATCGCAAAATTTTCATTCAAAAGCTGACGCAGCTATTCAAACCTTATCAAAAAGAGTTGTTGGATAATCAGGATAAAATATCTTGCGGAAATAACAATAAAAACACAGTGTTTGATTTACTTACACATCAGAAGGTTGTGCGCGATTATTTAAATATATATACTCCTTATCGCGGGTTATTGTTATATCACGGTCTTGGTTCGGGTAAGACGTGTACATCCATTGCTATAGCAGAGGGTATGAAAACGCATAAACGGGTGTTTGTGATGACTCCCGCTTCGTTAAAAATGAATTTTTTCAGTGAAATGAAAAAATGTGGCGATGAGATGTATAAAAAGAATCAATTTTGGGAATTTGTAAGTATTGAGGGTAAACCAGAGTACGTGGCTATATTATCTAAAGCATTGTCGCTATCTACGCAATTCATTCATAATCACCGCGGAGCTTGGTTAGTAAATATAAACAAAGAGGCTAATTATGAATTGTTGGAACCACACGAAAAGGAACTATTGGACGAACAATTAAATGAAATGATTCGCAGTAAATACACTGATATTAACTACAATGGAATGAATGAAACTAAAATGAAACTTATTTCAGGAGATTATACGCGTAATCCATTTGATAATTCAGTCATCGTGATTGACGAAGCACATAATTTTGTAAGTCGAATCGTGAATAAGATTAAACAGCCCAAATCGATTTCTTATCGATTGTATGATTATATTATGAGTGCAAAGAATGCCAAGGTGGTTTTGTTAACAGGTACGCCGATTATTAATTACCCGAATGAAATCGGAATTTTGTATAATTTATTGAGAGGATACATTACAACGTGGACTATCCCAATAAAATGGGACCGAAATGAAAAATTAAATGCAGATACCATTCAAAAAATGCTGGATAAAGAGGGTATGAAAACATACGATTATCTTGAATATAGCGACAACCAATTACACATCACCCGAAACCCTTATGGATTTGTGAATACAAAGAAAAGAGGCGTATTAAAAGGAACTCGCAAACAACAAAAACCAGCAGTAAACAAGACGGAGAAAATGAAAGGGGGAGACAATGAATTGTTTGACAAATATAATGGGGTTAAGTTGGACGATAATGGCAATATTACAGATAGCGATTTTTTGAGATTTGTTTTAGAAGTGTTGAAAAAAAATAAAATGAATATAATGGAACAACAAATAAAAGAAATCCGCAATAAATCATTACCCGACGATACCGATTCTTTTTTGAAATCGTTCGTAGACGTGGATACTGGAAATGCAATTAATTTGAATTTATTTCAGCGCCGCATATTAGGGTTGACCTCTTATTTCCGAAGTGCGCAGGAAGAATTATTGCCAAGTTATGTAAAGACAAAAGAAGGAGATATTTACCATATTGAAAAAATCGAGATGACGGACCATCAATTCAGTTTGTACGAAAAAATACGTAAAGTAGAAAGCGATAAAGAATCGAAAGCAAAGAAAATGACTCGAATGAAAAAACCGGGAGATGATGATATGTTTACGATATCTTCAACGTATCGTATATTTTCACGAGCAGCTTGTAATTTCACATTTCCTTCGGGAATCGATCGTCCGATTCCTAATTTGAAAGACGACCAGGAAACGTCCGAAGATATAGTGGATGTTGTATTAAACACAACGCGCGACGAAACTGAGGTTACTTTAGAAAATGAGGGTGCAGATAACAAATTAGATGAAAATGAAGAAGAAAAGTATTCAAAACGAATTGAAAATGCGTTGGAAGCTTTGAATACGATTGGTGATAATAACGAACAGTTATATTTATCGAAGAAAGAGTTGACTACGTATAGTCCAAAATTCGCAAAAATATTGGAGAATATTTCGAATCCGGATAATGATGGTTTACACTTAGTGTATAGTCATTTTAGAACAATGGAAGGAATCGGGATTTTGCGATTAATATTATTAGCAAACGGGTACGCTGAATTTAAAATCAAGCGTACCGATAATATTTGGGAATTAGTAGAGGAAGAACAAGATAAAGGGAAACCCAAATTTGTGTTGTATACTGGCACCGAAACGGCAGAAGAAAAGGAAATCATAAGAAATGTTTATAATAGTATGTGGGAATATGTACCAACAACCATTACGAACCGCTTGAATAATATTGCACAGGATAATGTATATGGAAACGTCATCAAAGTGTTTATGATTACGTCCTCTGGCGCCGAAGGTATTAATTTAAAAAACACACGATTTGTGCATATAGTAGAACCGTATTGGCATATGGTACGCGTAGAGCAAGTTGTAGGAAGAGCTAGAAGAATATGTAGCCACGAAGACTTACCCGAAGAATTGCGGAATGTAAAAATTTATTTGTATGTAGCAACATTGAGTGAGAAACAGAAAAAAGACGAAAAACACATTGAATTGATCATTCGCGATACAAGCAAAATAGATAAAAAGACACCAATAACGACAGACGAGTCGTTGTATGAATTAGCGAGTGTGAAGCAGCGTATTAATAATCAAATATTAACAGCAATAAAAGAGTCCGCTGTAGATTGTAATTTATATGGTAATACAAATAAGAAATCGGAAGAGCAGCTAGTGTGTTATGGATTTGGTAAAGTCGAATCTAACGATTTTTCATCTTATCCATCTTTTGAAAAAGATAAACAAGACAAGGGCGGATTAGACGCCAAAAAAATAAATTGGAAAGGGAAAAAAATAACTGAAAATGGTGTTCAGTTCGTTTTAAATTCGAAAACAAACGAGGTGTATGATTATGATAGTTATCAACGTGCGGTTGAATTAGGTACTGAATTATTAAAAATAGGAATGTTGAAGGAAATCAATAACAAGATGGTAATTGCAAGAGAATAAATAGTATACAAAGCATAATATTTATGAAATAATAATTTGGTTAGAATCGTCTACGTTGAACCGCAATGCCCTCTACTTTATACCAACAACTATCGATATCATCTGTGCAAATACTTGATGTACCGTCGTCAAATGAAATATTGATATTTGCCTTTATCAGTTCCCCCGTATTTTTATCAGTATACGGTGCGGTTTTAACCGCCTTTGAAACTTTTTTACGCTCAATTGCCGATCCGTTATACAAAAACACACTTGTTCCTGCTTCGTCAGCGTATAAAGTTATGGCAACACCTGAGTATAACCCAGTTCTAAATAGAGTGGCAATATCAGTATTGAGTTGAGTATAATTTTCTGTATTCAATTTCGTTGTCATATTATATACTAAATAAATATATTATAATATTCTAATATTATAATATATTACAAATGTCCATTCCTCAAAGGTATATTCCTAAAGTATTGAGTAATGAAGATAGAAATATACAAAAAAAATATAATAAAGAGCCGGAAAATGTATCAAAATGGTAAATATAGTAAGCGTCCTAAAGTAAAGACATTTCGTAGCAAAATGTCTAAACATCTAATGAATGTGAAAGAAATCTATAATATTGATCAATTAAAAGTAAACGACGCTTTAGTAAAAAAAACGAAATGTTCGCAAAAAGGATTGCGTAAAATTATTAACAAAGGAATGGGCGCATACTATTCGTCTGGTTCTCGTCCGAATCAAACCGCAGAGTCTTGGGGAGTTGCAAGATTAGGTAGTGCAATAACAGGAGGCCCAGCGGGTATGGTAGATTATCATATTTTAGAAAAAGAATGTAAGAACGATAGCCTTGCTTTGAAACTGGCAAAAAAACGTGTCGAAAGGCAAATAGATGTAATTTGAATAAAACGAAGAAAAAATAAATTTTATTTGAATAATATACTTTTATTCAAATAAAATATAAAAACAAACGCGGTGAACTAATTATAATTTGCAATGAATGAGGAAAACAATGTATTGACAATTAAAACTGTCCAAATTCAGCCCATACGAAATATGATAACCGCCATTAAAGATGTTTTAACCGATGCAACTATTACATTTACCAAAGATGGTATGAAAATAATTAATTTTGATAAGACACATACTATATTGGTAAATGTAGGTTTACACGCAAGTAAATTTGAATATTATAAATGCGATCCAGAAAAAATAATTGTATGTGCCAATACTCTTCATTTATTTAAGGTTATTTCGACGATGTCAAATGACGATACTCTGTCTATGTATATCGATAAAGATGATTATCACGAAGGCATTGTTTCCCATCTTGGTTTGCAATATGATAATGGAGATATTAAACAATGCTATAGTCAAAAATTGCGGTTGATTGAACCAGATGTAGAAGAATTGGTGGTACCCGACGTAGAATACTCCACCGTGATTAATTTACCAACTACTGATTTTCAAAAAATTATTCGCGATTTGAATGGTATATCTGATCGTATTGAGATAAAATCAGTAGGTAATGATTTAGTATTTTCTTGCGATGGAAATTTTGCAAGTTCGCGTATATTCCGTAGTGAGTCAGGTGGAAATATGGAGTTTTTACAAAAGTCCGATGCTTCTGTGATTATTCAGGGAGAATTCTCATTGAAAAGCCTGAGCCATTTTATTAAATGCACACCTTTATGTAGTCATTTGGAAATGTATTTGGGAAATGATTTGCCTTTGATTGTCAAATATGACGTAGCTTCTTTGGGAGAAATAAGAATGTGTTTGGCTCCATTGCCTCCTTCTTAAACAAAAAAATAACATAAAGATTTTTACATATGTGTATGTGGAATATACACCTTTGAAGATTTAAAATGGAAATATTTCATTGCGAAATCAATCATTCCGTCCCTTATCTCATCCTATGTTATTTCAATACACAACAAAAATATGATTTCAATTCGTATACGTTATGGTACAGTTATGTATGGGTGTATAGTTGGTTGTTGTTTGTGTACACGCCTTGGCGTTATTATACAAGTGATTCTGTATATTCAGTACTAGATAATAGTGTATCTCTAAAAACAAAAGGATGTATAGTTGGTATCGTGCATATACTTATCTACGTTGCCAATCAAAGTGGATATTATATGAATGAAATATCTTTGAACAACAATATCTAGTGTGAAATATTCTATTTTTATGTAAAATTCATATAAAAAAACGTCTATTCTTTTCTTATGCAGGAACTAATTTGTGTTGACAAATATCATAATGAAAAGTCGGCATATTTTAACGTTTATTCAAATTGTCCAATATCTCAATCATTGAGAAAAAATACAATATGGGAACCACATTTACACCGTGTATTTGAAAAATATGTAAATGAAGATAGTATTGTAATTGAAGCCGGTTGTCATATCGGTTCACATACGATTAAATTGGGAAAATTATGTAAATCATTGTATGCGTTTGAACCATTACCAACAAGTAATGAATTGTTAACTAAAAATGTAGAAGCAAATAATTTAAGCAATGTCATAATTTCGAATTGTGGATTGTCGTATAATTTCGATGAAGTAAAATATAATTGGATACCGGGCGATAATCCTGGCGGTTCTGGATTATCAAATAATCCAACAGGAAAACCACAGTGGTTAAGAGAAACACAAGAAGAAGTGAAAGTACAATTAACTACTATAGACGCAATGAATTTATCCGGTTTGGATTTTATGAAAATAGATGTGGAAGGGTATGAAGTAAATGTTATTCGAGGAGCTATGGAAACAATTAAGCGGTTTCGTCCAATAATCGCAATGGAGGTATGGGCGGATCACACTGGTCGCGTTGATATGGACTATACAAAATCACTGTTTCAAAATCTTATTGATATAGATTATACGGTACAGCAAGTAAATGGGCCTGATTTCTTATTCATACCATTAAAAATATAATATGTTATTAATATATAATGAAAATAACAAATAAACATACACAAAAATTTAGAAACAAACAAAAAAGACGTACTAAAAAAATAGGAGGTTTCAAATTTTTCCCTTCTCGTGGAACAAGAAAAACAAAACCTTATACGGAAAGTATGGAAAATAAAGAAAATAAAGAAAAAATAATCAAAGAGCAAGCATCAGAATATAAACAATGGTGGAATACATTAGAATCAGAATACGCGTCTGTGGAAGGAAAATATATTAAATCAGATTCAAATAAGACATATTATGAAATGATACAAGAAGTGGAAAAAGATGGTACAATGAAAACTAAATTACAAAAAATAAAAAAAAATGAACCAATTGAAAATGGTACTTACTATCGTCCATATTGTACGCATATACTTAAGGAATTAGTTTCTTCATTAGAAGCTCAAGCAGAAGCGAATAAAAATCGAAACCCGTTTATCAAAGAAAATAAAAAGCACTATAAAAAAGATGAAAAAGTAATTATTTCAAATAATGGAGAACACGGTAAAATAGTAGAAAAATTAACAGAAAATATGGATATATCAAATGGTAATATTAGAAGCCAATACAATAACAAGAATTGTAAAAACGATTGTTATATAGTTAATATAAATGATAATAAAACTGTTTACAAAAATAATGAATTAAAACCCGATACTTGTAAAACGCCAAATCTTTTATCAATAACTCCCTCAAAATCTAAACCAAGAACTCCTTCAAAACCTAAAAAGAGATCATCTAATTCTCAAAAGAGATCATCTAATTCTCAAAAGAGATCATCTAGTCGTAGAAGTTCTTCTACAAAAAAATAAAAATACTTAGTATAATGGACATACTAAGTATTTTATTGATATATATGATAGTTATAATGATTTTTTTGGTCAGCAATATTTGTCTAATTCGAGGATTTGTTTTGCAAAATATAGCATACAATGTGATCTAAATAACAACGGATTTTGTGTTTGTTGCAATAACGGAACCAATAGAATCACCTTTAGTAATATATTGAATAGTTGTATAAATAACGGGTACATTTTTATCGCTCTTGTATCTTGAATGAGCTTTGCATAATACAGCACCTTGTTTAACAATATGCCTCATTTGTTTTTTATCCCACGAATGTTCTTCTGGTAATTGCGCAATAACATGACATGATGATTCATTTTCTATGTGAAACCAAAGATCATTTTGATTTGCATCGTCAATAATTTCAAAATTATGTTTTGCATTTTTACCGACGATGAAATCTATATTTGTTTGCAATGATTGGATAAAGATAGATTTCATCATATGTATTATACCCTTGAAGATTTTATTCCACATAATGGAAATAATAAAATCAATTTTTCTTTTCGGGCGGGTAATCAAACATAAGAGGAAAAAATAGGCCATTGTATGTGAAACTCCGAATATTGATCTTACCTTTTGATTTAAAATTGAAACGACTTAAATATTCAAGGTTGTAATACAATAATGGAACAATATCTCACAGACCCCAACTCGTATTATGTGAAACAAAATGTAAACCATAAAGAATATTTTATGCAAAAATACGTGTACAATCTCAAAATCGTACACATGCCAGAAATTATAGAATACAATGAGGAAAGTAAAACAATGGTTATGTACAAAATCGGTAATCATAATTTATCATACACTTATGGAGAAAATGCTACCGATATACCGGATGAATTATTTGACCAAGTTGTTAAAATAGTACGTAATTTAGTATTACATAATATTGAATATCCAGATTTAACGGGTTATAATTTTATTGAAAATTGTGATGGAAAAGTGGGGATAATTGATTTTGAACACGCAAGTATAATGACGACAAAAGAAGTAAACAATATTCATATTCAAAATATTTGTAATGGTTGTAAAAAGTGGAACCCTGAATTCAGATAGGTTGTATCGACCGGCGTAAAGAAATTATTTATTTGCGACCGACATTGCGTCTCGCGCCACAGCTCCCTCCCTTCTTACTACCACCATTGGCCTTGCAGTAGGTATTGCTGTATCTATAATAAATGAAGTAGAAAGGACCAGTGAAGAACGCGATCACAACTCCAATTACTTTTTCGATAGTATTACCAGAATATCCGAAACAGGTCAAAGAATACACGAGAGCCGCAATACTAGCTATCGCCCATACCACCAAAAAAATCATCATACCAATGAACATCGCGCTTTGTTCGGAAGTGATTTTCTCGACGCCTTCCTCAGAATCTGCATCAGTTTCTGGTTCGCCTTCCATATTTTCCTTTTCTTTTTTCTTGGAAAGAAAATCCATATGTTTTTTGAAGTATTTTTTAATTTTTTCTCCTAAACCAACCATATTATTTTCTTTGGTGGTACCTTTAGTTTCACCAGAACTATCGTCGGCAATTGTCGGGGCAGTGTTATTAGACATATATTATATGCAAATATAATATTTTTCAAAGATACATATTCACCCCCTTGAATATCTAAACGCCGTTTTCACGACAAATCATCAGAAAATATTATCAAATCTGTCAACTCTTTTTCTGTAATATGTTTTTGGAACTGTAATATGTAGCACACGTCAAATATGTACGATTCTTCCCCACCTCCTTCAATATCTAAATCTAAAATATATTTTACACAAAACTCAGGTGTAAGTGTTTGTGTTGCTAAAAGCATTTTTTCATCAAGATGTTTGATATTTTTTTCCAGAATATCAATAGAATATTTATTTCTATTGGCAAGCAGGTCAGTATTGGTAACTTTCATTTTTCTTTTCGGTCGTTGTAATACATATACAAAAAATATGTACATACTTTTTACATTTTCAAGAGTGTAAACTACAAGGGTTTAATATTCAGGTTCATGTTTTTTAAACAAACATCCTTGTGTAGATAAATTTGGAATTTCAGTAATAATGTTAGGGTCTTGTAAATGTGCAACGCACAGCCATATTTTTATAATACAAAAGTTTTTTTTCGGGGAAATGGTAATACCATTTATAAATTGGTTGTGCTCATCCTTGGTGCATATATTAGAACCTGCCAGTAAATAAAATAATGTTTTCCAAATAGTTGCCACATATTTATTACTGACTTTATAAGAAAAGCATCCGCCATTTCTGTTTTTCGGGTCTTCCCACATAGGAGTGATTCCAGTCTTCATAACGAACATCATACAATTTTTGATAACATTGTCGTGAATGGATTCATTCAACTTGATAATATTTTCCATATTATCAATAGATTTATTTATACTAACATAACTATCTAATCCCCAATTTTTGTCTTGTGGTAAATGGTAAAATAAATCCCATTTATCATTTAACCGATGATTTTGGGCAGGAGTACTCACCGCATCCATTTGATTACCCTTACCATAATACACGATACAACCTTTATATCATTTTAGGGTTTCAATACGATACGAATTTTTATCCAATATAACGAATTGGTCAGGTTTTATAGAGACCTTATTAAAAATAGTATCCATACAATGCAATGTATAGTTATTATCAAATAAGATATCGTTTTTGAACAATTGTTGTTCTAACCAATATTTCATAAAAATGGAGGATAATATTTCATTATTTTCAACAAAAAATGATTTGGGTAAATCTATTTGAGCGGTAAACCCCGTAGAATCTTCATATTCAACTGAGAAAAACGGATTCATCACATACTGACAAGCAGTGAGCCATTGTTTATGCAAAGATTCTTTTGTGTGTGCAAAAAGGAATTTATCGTCATACTTCAATACAAACAATTGTTTTACAATCAAAGAAGACATTTGTTCATTGTTCTTATATTTCGACAATTTATTTTCGATGATCATATTCATTAGGTTATTTTTTTTATTGAATGATACAATGTCATATCGAGAGACAATCGGATAAATATCACCATAGAAGACGTTTTTGGTATTTTTGGTAATAAAATTCATATGGCGCAATTCTCTTGAATACATTATATGATTGGCAATCCAACAGTTTTCATATGGTAAAACCCGAATATTATAAAAATAAGAGTATGCATTCAAATATGTATTTGAACATATATCAACCATATGACGAATCATCTCATTCCCGTTATATACCTTGTCAAAATAATGATTCGCGTGTATGTAAATTGTATGATAAAATAAAATAGATTTAATAGCGTATCCTTGCATTGCGCCCAATGTAATATACTTTTTAAAAAAGTCATTACATAATCTCATCCCCAGAATCAATCCGCTTACTTTTAATAAAAAATACATATAAATTATACGCCTGTAAATATTTATATGATTTTTTTGATAAATACACCTTCGGATATTTAAGTTCGCACAAAAATAGAAAATGGATCCCAGATTTAGCCGAAGTCGACCCAAACGACATACATAAATGGTTTGAAACACATAATAAATACAAACAAGTAAAATACCCCAAACCTATGGTAGATTATTATGCTAGAAATGTACAAAAATGCATAATCATTATTTAGTTCGTTTATTTTATCTTTGTATATTATATAAATGAGCGCATTTAAGATGGAAGGTGGTAAACAATACCAACAAAATGTAGGTAGTCGTCGTCAAGTCTTTAACGGCACCGCTAAGAAAACTGGTTATGGCAAAGCGGCTTTAACTAAAAAAAACTTGAAGATGAATAAACACGGGCGCATTGTATCTGTTAAGAAGAGCAGAGCTTCCAGAAAGAACAAACATTTAGGTACGTTTTTGCGAAAGCGAGGTTCCAAGACGTTTGGCCCTGTTTTTGCTAAGGGAGGCAATAAAATGAAAGGTGGAACAGAGGTTGTAGAACATAATGGTAGAAAGGTTCTTCTTAATACCGAGTGGAATATTAATGAATTTAAAAAAGATTATAATGCTAGTGGCCAAGAAGTATATAATTATTTTGTTATGAGAAAGAAAGCAAGTGAAATGCTATCCTGCAACAAACCATTGGGAATGTCTGATAATTATATGCATAATATTTCTTTAACTGATGATGATAATCAATCTGGTACTTGTGATTGGACTCCTATTTACCGTTCTATACATACTATTCCATCCATTCCAACATGGAATGGAACACATTGGATGATGAAATTAGGAGACAAAATAGAAGATTAATCAGCACCAGAGAAAGAAGAAGGAGGAAAGAAAAAGGCCAAAAAATCAAAGAAATAAATACATAATTACATAAAAAGTTATTTAATTATGCAATAAGTATAAATAAATATTCATATTAGATAACAACAAAATTAACCCAATTATATCGTGAAGATTATCACGATTATGTAAATCGTTCGACTTAAAAATAATATGATTGAAATATATTATTTTTATGATTCAAGGGTTTAAATGTCCAGGCTAATAATATTTTTATCGGATTTATTCCTTTTTTTGGATGATGTATGAGGTATATTTGTATTTTGAATGTCTCTTAGTGAACTAGCAGATATCATAGAATCGTTGTTTGTAGTTTCATTTGTGGGTGGTTTTTGAATATTTACATTGCGAGTTTTCAAACCAGATAAAATATTATCTATGTCTCCACTTTGGGGTCCTTTCATTTCAGATCTACCAGTACGGATAGGGGGCGCAGTTTCATTTAAATGAATGCCCGCCCGATTCACATCAAGGCCATCTTCTCTGAACATCGTACCTCTCCCTGCGTTAATATCCGGTCTATTACCGGGATTATCTGTAAACATCATTCCAGGTCGTTGAGGAGGCACTTGTGTTTTGGTTTCAACCGGTGCGGGCGGTGGCGGCCCTTTCTGCTTATTCATTTGATCTTGCATTAAATTGTTCGCAAATTCAAAACTGGAAGACTGTTGACTCATACTATTCACAGTCGCGTCAGTAAACATTTTCATTAATTCTGGACTTTGTTTGATAACATCATTGAATCCTGGGGTAGCGCTGGATAGCGCCTTGTTCGAGAAGTTGACTACGGCAGCACTGAACCCAATACGCAATAACAGCGACAGTTCGGGTGCCATTTTACCACCCTTGTATTTATCGTGTAGCTCAGAGAAAATTTCTTCATAGCTATCAATATCTTCCCCAATTTGTTCTCCCCATCCATCTAAGTTCAAATCAAATGGATTCAATGCTGCATTACCGTATTCAATTGAATTCACAAATGTCATAAACCACCATCCCTGTAGTTTAATAGAATCTTTCTTTCGTTTTTCTTCCATAATAGTTTCATATTCGTCTTCTATTTCTTCATAGGATGAATCCATATTTAAATCTGAATTCTGTTTTACCTGACCTTTCGCATACCAATCCTCCATTTTTTTTAATATCATTCGTTTTTTTCTTCTTTTTTCACGGTCAGACATCGACGGCATAGATGGCATAGATGGAACATCGTTCATTTTAGAAAAACCATCCCATGTTTTAGAATTACCGATAGATTCACTTGTCGCCTGTCCTATATTAGAAGTAGTCGAATCTAAATTAATTTCAATTGGTTCACTTGTTGTGTCATTTGTTTTAGAAAACCCACCTAACCCGAAAAGATCACTAGCCATTCCTGACAATGTTTTTGCATCCTTGTTTTGAGTAGTTTCATTTTCGGGTTGATTACCGCTAGATAAGTCATTCAGTTCATTTTCAAGATCATTCAAATCTCCTAAATCTATTTTTATGGAATCGTTAGAAGATGATTTATTTTTATCATTCATTAGTAATTCGATTCCTGAACCAAAGCTTACATTGGAGGGAATAGTTGATTTTTCATTTACGTTGATAGAAATCGGGTCTCCAATGTTAGATGCACCAATATCAATTACGTCCATTATGATTATTATACATGTTTTATTTTTAAATCCTCCGCGTAATATATAATATTTTTATCTTTGAAATACCACAATCCTTGTAAAAAAGAATCGGCTAGATCATCTTTTTTTGGTGTATTCATATTGTCTTTCCATTGATTGAATTGTTCATTTTCATTTAAAATAATATTTGTAATTAACACACCGTTCAACTTATTTGCCTTATAATTTGGATTTACATTTATGGAAGTTTCGTTTATTTCACGATCATTATTATATTGTAAATTTAATTTTTGAAATTGTTTCAATTTATTAGAAGATGATATAAAATATATATCAATAGATTCATTTTTCATAATAAAATATTGTGCAAGCATACCCTGAATCGTCTTCATTCTATTTGCAATAGGAGATATTTGATTTTCAATAAGTACCACATTTATATCTAAAATTTCTGGTATGTCATTAAGTAGTTGTTTCATATTTTTCCCAATAGTTATAAGATTTGTTTCGTTTGCATTGGTTTTCTTTTTTGTATACATTGCCTCTAATTTTTTATTGTTATAAAAATTATATATAGCCGATATAATGTTGTCTTTTTTGATATTTTTTTCGTCGAGAAGTAAAAGATGTGATCTTGCTATTTTTAACAATTCATCCACTTTTTGTTTCTTTAAAAATGGCATTTCCATTTCTTTTGTAGGAATGGAAAAAATCGTGTCTTTTTTTGCGTGAGATTCGCAGAAAAAACGGTCGTTTTTTTTATATTTGGCTTTTTTATTACATATATTATCTTTTTTTTTTGATTTTAATAGACAATTACACGTAATTGTATGTGGGTTTTCTGTGTCCATTAAATTCAAAACCCCCCATTTTTTTATTTGTATATTTTGGTTTTTTTCATATGATAATATACAATATGCCATATTTTTGATACCAACATCAAAACTTATGATATTCATTATTTATATGAAACATATACATTTTGTTTATGTTTCATATGATATAAAATACTTATGCATCAAAGCGGACTTTTTTTTTATCGTTTAATTCGTTGTTATTTACATCGGTTGTACGTTTATTAAAATAAAGCTTTTCTTGTGTAATAACAGGAGAGACTTTTCTTGCATACAACTGTTCGCGGCTCAAATAATTATCTTTCAAGTCTCCGCTAGCAAATCCAAGTGGTTTTTCGCTATCAAGAATGGAGGAAAATATACCAGGAGAGTGAGTGGTTTGTTTGATTATATTAGATTGAATACTCGGGACATCTATCGCTCTGGAATGATAACCAACGTCGTTTGCGGAGTTGAAATAATTATCTCTCATAATACTTTCGGCATTTTTTGTCAAATACTCACGGTATTGCCAATTAGATGTAATTTTATTATCTTCTGCTAATTTTGCGTTCATTACGGATTGCTGTTGGTTAGTATTTGTAATAGAACGCCCGTCGTTCATGAATGGTGGGATATTGTTATACTTATTATTGGTATGATATCCTCGTTCAGATAAGGGAATCGTTTCTTTCATAGTAGGATACGCCGACCCTAGTGGTTGAGATGTAGAAAAAATATTAGAAAGCATTATAATATAATATAATTTTATATTATAATAATATATTTGTTTTTTATTAATTACATATTTGATTCTAATAGTTCAATCAATTCTGGTTTTCTTAATTTACTCGGATCACTTGCTAGTCCTTTCTCAATAACTAATGATTTCAAAGCAACAACCGTCATTTTTTTATGAATATCGGTCGTATTGACAGACGTTTGGGAAGCAGTATCTACTTCTTCTAAATGGTTCGTCTGGTTCAACTTATCAATATGTATTTCTTCTATTTGAGAAACATCTAAATCTACCAAATTCCCATTATCTTCCAGGTCATCGTCGGTGTTTCCAGCGTTATAGTCGTCGGGATGATGATCAAGAGTAGAAATATCTTCTAAAGTTTCATCAATGTTGACATTAACCAATTTCACTTGTTCAGTGTCTTCTTGATTACTTATTAAATCAGGAAGTGAGTCAGAATCACTCGACATTATAGAAACATTTTCTGTCTCGATTTCAGAATCATATTCACTTTCGTCGCTATTTTCAGGATCCTCACTTAGTTCAACGTCTATTCTACTATTATTTGGCACATAATCATTTGAAAAGGGAATTGTAGTAATTGGGTGTTTTTGCCGTTTCAAGTCTGATAATTCGTGAACCATATTGTTTAGAATATCAAACATAGTTTCATTACTTTGTTCTAACTGAGTAAGTCGTTGTTTGAAATGATAAATAAGCATTAATAGTAGCACACAGCTGATACCTAACGTGAGAAATAACAAAGATTCTAACATATTGAATATTCTCATTACTATAATGGATACTATAATACTTACTACTAAACGAATATCTAAATGATTTTTTTAAATATTTAATATCTGGTGGTGATTTAAATCTTCAAATATGTATATAGAATGAATCAAAGTTTTGAAACGACCACACAACCCTTGAATTCAAATAACTATTCAAATAATTCATTTAGCATTAATGTAGTAATTGTGATTCTTTTATTGATTGTATTTATAACACTTTTTTTGGGGATGGATTTACTATCTCTTTTAGGGAGGAGTATAGATAACTTAATTGAGTATACTGATCCGTTGTTTTCGCATATGGCATATAAAAAAGATACGGATTCAGAATCGACCGCTACAACAAACCAAGCGGGAGACGTTTCCAGTAAACATATGAACAACGAAATGAATATACAGAACAATAATATGTCCAAGAATGAGCCGGTAGATGATAAAAGTGAAACACCTATTCAAAAACCAATGACCTCAGATAAAACATCTTGGTGTTTAATTGGCGAATATCAAGGTAAACATAGTTGTGTTTCGGTAAAGGACTCGACCAAATGTATGTCAGGACAGGTATTTCCTAATGAAAAAATGTGTTTGAATCCTACGAAAACCGCTTAAATAATATAGTAATTCATATTTTTATTATATTATTGTTCATATCAATGTAAACTTGCAGTCGCTGTTATATATTCATCGTTTAAATTATAAGATATACCAATAATAGATACGACCAATTTATCACCCTCTCTCACGTCAGCAAACTCTTTGTTTGTAAAATGATAATCTCTTGCGATAAAGATAACAATCGGAATAATGCCATCTGCGTCAATTGCTTCTGCGTGTATACCCGCTTTTGTTATCGCTTTTGTTTTACATTCAACCAATTGTCCTTCTACCGGATAACAAATCATACAATCATATACGGTTTGAAATTCAATGTTTGCATTCAATACATTTCCAGAGGAGTATGTTAAAATTTTAATAGAACCGTGCTTAATGTATCCTTCTGGAATACATTTTCCCTCGCTCATCGATTGCAACTTTAGTTCTAAATTTTGTTTCAAATTTTTACCTACTTCATTCATAGATAATATAATTTTTTTTGTTAAAACTGCCGGGGAATATACCCCGTATACTTTTCTTTCGTCTTTATCAGCAGCCATCTTAATATAATAGTATATAATAACTTTATGTTATTATATGTTTATCAATTTTTACTTCCGAATCGATTTATTGTAATTTATTTGAAGAGTGTTCAAAAACCAAAATTTACCATTGTTTAATTCATTGTAATATCGCATAAGACATTCTATGAATACGCATAGTCCTGGTTTTAATATACTATCAAAGTCAATGGATTCATATGCAGGCCAATTTTCTATATTATGTGGATTCTCTTTAATAATAGGCTCAATGCGATGTAATATATCAGTTTTGCCCAGAGATCCACAAATAACACCTGTATTGTTTTTATCTTGTTTTAAATTTCGTACCTTAAATACATACTCTTTTTTGAAATAACTCACAAATCCGAAAATATCGTTTACGGTATGGTTAGCTATCGAAAACCTTTCATCAATAATAGTTTCAAATAATAATATATCTGTGGGTTCTCCTGGTATCCAGTGATTTTCATTCCAAATATAGAGTATATTCTTAGTATTTGAAGGTAAATATATTGCTTCCTTATTATTATGTTTTAATTTTTTATTATCATAATATTCAATTAATATGTCTTTGTTGGGTATTTCATTGATATTTTCGGAATATAGATATGCGGAAATTGTTAAATGACCATTTACATTCAACATATCTAAATAATGATGAACGAACAATTTATTCAACGTCTTTTCACTTATTTGTAAATTAGTTGTTAGTAAATCATATATGATTCCTGCATTTTTATACCAGTCCATATTATCTACTTTAATTGCGTATTGTTCTCTCATATGTGATAATACCCGTTTATTCATAGATTCTAAATTGCTGTATTTTTCCTTCATTTGTCTACGTATATCCTTCTCTTGGTTGATATAGTCAATATTATTATTCAATTCACTCATATAATTCTGAAAATTCATATTTGTTTTCTCGGAAGAGTTTGATATTTTTGCAGTTTCTTTTTTTCCCCTTTCCTTTTCCAAAGGTAATTCTATGTCCAATGCTCTGATTTTATTGTCAACTGGTCGTATGCGATCATACAAAGATGCAAATTCATCTGATATTTCAAATGGTTGAAATACATAATATTGATCTTTATTTATTAAATACCCAGGTCTACCATAGATATCTAAAACATATTCACTTTTATTATTTATCAAAGTATCCAAAACATACTCAATATGTTCAATTGGATACGTATGATTATACTGTATTTTTTTGATAAATTCTTCTTTGGAAAAAAAGGATTGTTCTCGCATTAATTCCCGAATACGTTTAAGAATGGTAGAAAAACTAGTTTTCAAGTATTGTTCATTGTAGGTTTGATTTGAAGTGTTGTCTGAAGTAAGCACCTCGTTTGGAATACATACGTAATTGCAAGAACCCATATAATCACATAATTCTGTATATGGTTTATCTCCAATTTCATAAGTAATCGTCTTATCATCATTGGTGGATGATAATTGTATATCTATCTTCTGGTTATTGGCATTCTCCGTTAATTTTTCCAATGTAAGATTGGTTTGACCAATATTTAAAATACAATCCACCGCACTTTCTTTCAAGACTCTAGAAACCTTTCCAATTTGTATTGCTTTTTTCTCAGCATAACGATATACATACATATCGGCAGTTTCATTTTCGTATCTACCTTTGGTTGCGTGTAAATATATTTCCACGTTTCTTTCTTCAAATGGCAATTCACAATGGCTTAAATTACGTACGGAACGCCCGATAATTTGTTCAATGCGACTTGCATTATACCAAGGATCTAATATATGCAATTGTCTTATATTTTTGAAATCTAATCCTTCTGCCGCGGCTTTGGTTATCAATACTACTTTTACATTTTCGCCGTATTTATTTTTCTTATTAGTAATTATTTTTAAATCTGCAGAATTATCTGGCGAAAAATGTTTGTCGCCAGTAATCATAGTATATTTGGCAGGGATGAATTGACTCGGGTCATCCAACTCTTTTTTTGGTTTCATCGTTAATGCGTCGATTGCGTCCGTCGGCGCTTCTTTGAAAAGAGATTTGGTATGACTTGCGTTTCCAAATCTTGAAAATCCAATTTCTTCTAATGCCAGTGCGATTGGAACAACGCCACTATCAATATATTGTGAATATATCATAACAATACCCTTTGATTTTTTGATAATATTACAAATATTATGTATTTTGCTACTGTATTTTTTTAATTCATTTGGCGAAAATATACGACCGTATTTATCAAGAACATCTTGTTTATATTCAAAACTATGACGAAGTAGATATGGATGTTTTGTATATTTGTAATTCATAGTATTGCTTAATCCGGTTGAACCTAACATTGAGTTTATTTTATTTTCGTTATCTTCAAAATTAATATCATCTTCTTCTGAAACTTGATTTTTATCCATTTCTTCATTTTCTGCACCACCACGTTGACCATCGGATTCGGTCAGAGCTTCTTCTTGTGTGTCGGAATCAGGGAGGTCTTCTTCTTGTGTGTCGGAATCAGGGAGGTCTTCTTCTTGTGTGTTGGATTCGGTCAGAGCTTCTTCTTGTGCGTCGGAATCAGGGAGGTCTTCTTCTTGTGTGTCGGATTCGGTCAGGTCTTCTTCTTGTGTGTCGGAATCAGGGAGGTCTTCTTCTTGTGTGTCGGAATCAGGGAGGTCTTCTTCTTGTGCGTCGGAATCAGGGAGGTCTTCTTCTTGTGTGTCGGATTCGGTCAGAGCTTCTTCTTGTGTGTCGGATTCGGTCAGAGCTTCTTCTTGTGTGTCAGAATCAGGGAGGTCTTCTTCTTGTGTGTCGGAATCAGGGAGGTCTTCTTCTTGTGTGTCGGAATCAGGGAGGTCTTCTTCTTGATGAATAAATAATTCATCGAAAGATTCATTCGGGTAAACAATATTTAACGATTGAATCGGAGATGATAACATGATATATCCAAAACTTTCCATATTTTCGAAATTGGGCAAATTTTTATTATTCCCTTGAATACTGGTTGAATATATCTTGGTCGATAAATTTTTCATAATAATTTGATACACTTTACTTTGATAAGAACCAATCTCATTTATGTACAATGGTAAATATTTTAAAGGATCTTCAATTGGTTTTTCGTTCATTTGCAATTTCGGATATTCAAACGATTTTATACTATGGTTTTCATCAAATATGTCAGGATAAATTCGATATGGGAATGTATATGGATTTTCGCCTCGAATGTATGAAACATAACCCGTTAATTTACGCGTTAGTAATTCCTTACCACCTTCAATCACTAAGCCATTGTCATTTGTTTTTTGTTCGATGAAATTCCCATCAGTATCAAATACTTCTTCCTCTCTAATGGTAGAACGTTTATCTACAATGTTTAATAAATTGGTTAACCAAATAATTTCGCGATACGTATTGTACATTGGCGTTGCTGACAATAATAGTAAACGTAAATTGTCAGCATATTTACTAATGTGCATTAACATCGCCGACGTTTTTTTATTGATTTTATTACTTTGAACAGAAGATATATTATGTACTTCATCAATGATTAACAAACGATTGTTGAAATATTTTTTGATATTATTTATTTCCACTTTTTTCTTTTCTTTTGGTGTTAACCCAATATTATCACTGACTACGGTTTTCTTTTTAACATAGTTTGCAAATTCACCATACCCCATAAAAATATAATATTGTTTAATCAAAGATTTAATTTGTAATATAACTTTATCTTTCGATATGCTATGTAATTGTACAGGATTCAACTCTTTCAATAATTCATTTCCTACACAATTATATAAATTCCAAATGCCACTTTCTAATTTCAATTTATTCTCATCAAACAATTGTGTTTTGAAATTATTTTGGACATTTGGTGTAGCTACAATAATAATTTTATTCGAGGAGCCTATGCCTTTATAATAGTTGCGATTTTCTTCTGCTATACCAATCGCAGAACACGTCTTACCTGTACCTAATCCGTGATACAACAATAAACTATTGTATGGTGTTTCTAATGATAAAAAATTGCGCACAAATAATTGATGGGGCATCAGTTCGAAAGTTTTATTACATAATTTTTCGGCTTGTGTTTTCACGTCATATATTTTACCATCGTATTGAGTTTCAAAAAACTCTTTCTTTTTAGAAATCTCAATATTAAATTTTGGATCATCTAATTCCGGATATAAAAATTCGTTAGACTTGTTGTTTTTTAAATAATCATAGTTATTTTTCTCTATTTTTTTTAAATAATTATTGTATTCTTTACTATCTATGTCATTTGGCATAATACCTAATTTATTTTGTGCCTCTTGCAAATCATTTTTTGTCTCCTCATCAACCACTTCACCCGCTGCAGTTTCATCATCAACCACTTCACCCGCTGCAGTTTCATCATCAACCACTTCACCCGCTGCAGTTTCATCATCAACCACTTCACCCGATGCAGTTTCATCATCTACCACTTCACCCGATGCAGTTTCATCATCTACCACTTCGTCTACGGTAGGTTCATCATCTACCACTTCGTCTAC